GCGTTATAGTGGGCGTAGTTAGGTTTAAGTGGAATATAGCCCTATCAAGTGTTTCGCTTAGATTGATATTAGCGGCTTCTGCGGCTTGTCCTGTGACTGTAAAGGAGCCATGATCTAAGCTAACAACAATAATCTCATGTCCAGAAGACGCGAGTGCAGATCCTGCTATGGGGCTGTAACCTAACATGGCAGAAAACTAACACTGTTTTGGGGTTAAGTCACCCTCATTTTCTTTAGAAACATTTCTTAGATGGCACTATCCGCGTACACACCCGCTTCCGCTCCTGACGATGCATTGGTTGCAAACTTAAAAGTCGCACTACCGGAGTTGCCCGCAAAGTCTACAGAAAAAGAATCCTCTCCTCCTGTACGTGCGCTTACATGAGAGCTTGTAACAGTTGAAGTGAAGCTAAATGTATTGGTACGATTGAAACTAGCATTAGTACTGTAAGTTATACTATCTGTCGCCAAGCTAACTCCATTAAGAGTTATGGTAAAACTATATGTACCTGAAGTTCTTGCTTCCTCCAAAACCACAGAACCTGTTGCCTTATCATTAGCCGTTGTATTGTAAACAGGCGCTGCATTATATAGCCCACTACCCGCATACGTTCTGTTTCCAGAATATAAAACTTTATCGGTAAATGTGCCGGGATTCTCAACCGCTGAAGTATCAAAGGCGGCTATTTTAAAATCATTGGTCCCAGACGGGCCACCATTAGCCTTTACTGCCGCTATTGTGGTAGCGTCCAAACTGGCAATGTTTTGCAGTTCTTTGCTATTGTTTATTACTGTGTCGCTTGCAACTTTGATAGCCATCTTCGTGTCCTTTCACTATTAGCTATTTACATCACCGTCATAACGACTTGTCCACATGGTCAAGCTGTACTTCTTCCCCCCACGCAACGGTAAGACTTTATGTCCATGTGTTACCATAGACGGGAACAAAATGCACTGCCCAACTTTAACGTCCTTGTTTGAAAAATTTTGTCTGGGAAAAACAAGCTCTGCGCCAGCATAATCGTTGTTAAGTTTTACACTGCCTGTGAATAAAGATGCGTCTGTGTGCAGCCCTAATTCTGTCTGCGTATCCATAGAGTAACGCATAGTAAACGCATCACGCAGACCAAGGTACGCCTCTGGATGCCAATGCTTCTCGCATATCTTACTAAGCCTCTCTGCCCATTGTTCTGATATCTCGTCCCATAGACCTATTTCTTTTAGTCTAATCTCTTGTGCTGGGAACTTGTCTCCATCAAGCTCACCCCATCTGCCAAGACTTTCAGATGCTTCAATATAACGCTTACATTGATCTTCTGACATAAAATCTACTAATAAAATATCTTGAGCAACTTCTTCACATTTATCCGTCATATGATAGGCAAAAGATTTTGGCTTTTCTTCTTCTACGATTTCCGCTTCACAAAAATAGTCAAGTTCTGTTGCAAGCCTCAAAAATCTGGCCTTTGCATCAACACCGCCATTTCCGTGATATATACATGGCGAACACATCCCATTTAAAATTTCTCCATCAATTAACTGAACGTTTTCATCATCAGTTTGGAAAATGTACCCTTCATAGTCTAATTCATAATCCGTTATTCTGAGGTGGTATTGATGACAAAATCTGCCATGCATCCATCTTTGATCATCTTCATCATCAGGAACATCTTCACTTAAAAAAGCCTTGATACCCGCAACGGTTCCAATAAAGGTTCCGCTATTTAAAAATCTATAAGGAGTTTCTACGGGAGGGATTGGAAATAATTCTTCCGCTTCTATATCGGGCCAGCATGTTTTTTCTGCGGAGAAAACAATCTTTTTATTAAAGCCCAAAAACCTTTCAACTATATCATCTAGCCCGTTGAGAAAAAAAACATCATAGCCATCAACAAACAAAACAATATCATTATCGGGAAGATCTTTAATGCCTTTTCTAATTAAGTTTATTTTCTGACCACCGCCCTCGTTCAACATTGTGCCGCCGCGCCATTCAATACCTAATCCAAGATTTGTATATTGAACCCCAAAACGTTCCGCAGATTGCTGTAAGGGCCACATTCTACTTTCGTCGGTTCCTACCGTTAAAACGTGCGTTTGCATTGATTCCCCCTCAATTGTGCTTGGTCTAACTTCTCTAGGTATCTGCGTTACAATCTCTGGTGTAAAGAAAAAGTTCGATTGAACTTTTAACTTGGCAGGCACCCACTCATCTACAGGGATAATAGCATCCTTGTAGCCTTCTATCAATCTCTTGGCGGTTTCTGGTCTAATAGCGTAAGCATGACAATTATACCAATAGCCAAGAGTATTAAGGCGGTATCCCAACCAAACGCTGTCATGCTCTTTCAATAGGGTGTCTACCGCACTGGGGTCAATGCTATCGTAGACTGCATCTTCTTCAAGGATTATGCCGTTGCGGCTAGAAGCGGCTATCTTCTCCCAAGTCCTAAGATGGCTTACCGCACACCCAAACTCCGCAATTAGCAGAGGCCTGTCAAGTATAGGATCACGCCACTGTGTATCTCTTACACAGCCTGTCTCCTTCTCTACCGTATTCCAGTCTTTTCCCCGTGCATCATACGCAGACCCATGCAAAGAAATCTGATATATTATTGCCACCTTGGCCCCTCAAACCAAGCAACAAGGCTTTTTCTTGTGCCGCTTGTTATTGGCAAAACTCTATGCTGCAAATAGCTTGGGAAAACTAAAACAGTTCCCTTTGCGCGAGATGAAGCGTCTGGCGTTTGACATTCTGCAAACTCAAAGCCGCCACCCTCATATTCACTTGGGTCTGAAAGCTGAACCGTAACGCTCAACTTCCTATCCCTCGCCTCGTTGCCATCCCAGTTTACATCTATGTGCCAATCGTAATGACCGCCCTTAGTAGCGTGATATTCTGTAAACTGAATGTCGCATATATTCTCCACTTGGAAATGAAAGGCATTATCGTTTGCAGCCTTAACATATTTCCAAAGAATATCTTGAACCGCTATGTTGCCGCTTAACCAAGCAACATCGCTTGACCTTACCCTTGTATCCGCGTTGTTAAAGGTTTTCGCCGCTTGTGTATTGAGCTTAGAGGCTTCTGTAAAAATCGTTGAAAGGTCTGTGTCGGATAACCCGCCAGACCACATTTGCCAATTAAGCCGCATCTAAAACGCACTCCTTTGCAATCTTTAAAAGCTTCTTGTTCAATCCAGATAATTTACTCTTATGGTATAACTTTGAAAGAGAGTTCTTTGTTTCAAGCTTTTTAAACCCCACCATTTGAGAAGAAATTATTTCAGCTTCTTGGTTCCATATAACCCTATTTAAATTCACTGTTTTACCAAATGAAATATAAGCCAACGGATCTCCCTGTTTAATTAAAAAGGGTTCGTTTACTATGGAGGCTATAGATAACGGCCTAAACCAACTGCCAATATCGTATGATCCTGCTACACCATAAATTTTGCTTTTATGTAAAAATGGGGGAAAAATTTTCAACGAACAGCTTTCGCTGGCAAAGAACATCCATAGGTTTTGGCTTAACATTTGGAGCAAATTATCAACGTGCGTTTGGGTTCCTTGTTCAATCGTAGAGTTAGAAACAAATCTTCCGTTATCCAAATCTGCCATTACCCCGTGTTCTTGGTCAATTCTGATCTCTAAATCAAAAGGGCTTTTTAAAACAAAATATTCATTGCAAAACTTAACAAATGAAGGGCAATGAAGAAGTTCTTTAGATTTTAAACTAACCCTCAAATCACCCATCAATGGCTCAATAGGCTGACCATTTAATAAAAAAGGACAATTTATGCTTGGGCCATAGTAAACATCAATCACTAATATCTCTCCCTTTATGCCAATTATACCTCCTATAATAATCCATAAAATGTGCGAATGTATTGATAGGAACCCTTTGATCAACCGCCAATGCCACCTCCAAATCAAACTTTTCCCGCTTAACTGGAATAACTTGGCAGATTGGAGTTCCCGCCTTTATGATGTATTCATCACTGTTTAGATCAGAAACAAAGAATGGGAACGCGACAGGGTTATAATACCTGTCTGTGTCAACAATAGCCTCGAATAATGTTATAGGGCTGGAAAAATTATTTGATGGATTTTTAAAGATACAAGAGTATCCCTTGGGTGTTGTTATTGCCCAAGGAGAAACCAGCTTAAATATTTCATCAACAGAGCTAAATCGCCCCTCTAATTCAACTTGAGACCTAAGATGCGTTTGAATTTCACTACCAGAATTTTCTGGAAAGCTGATGCTAAGGCCAACATCTCCAACTTCCACAGTATCAACAATCTGACCAAAAATATATTTACCAACAAAGTCTTTTGGGTTTTCATTCTTCCTTAAAAAGAAAGGTTTTTGATTTAAAACTTGCCCGCTCTGAGACCTAAAAGCTAATTTTGGTAGTCTTTCAATTTTTAAATCAGCCCACATCGGAATTGTGTAACCCGCAGACATACTTTCTAAGAAAGGTATACACTTTTTTACTGAAAGAACATCTTCGTTAAGAACCACAGAACTAGATCCTTTTGTTCTTGGAATGATTGGCTTCATTCTTTTGAACCACTTGGGAAGAAAATTACTTGATGGTTCGACCTTGTGCATTATACCGCCGACAACAGTATGAAACGAAATTTTGTTTTTTTGTTTAAAAATAACTAAGCCCCCCCGCTTAATATTTTATTGGACCTTAAATATTGCGGTTTTTAAACCAGAACCCCTACAACCTATACTCCAAGATCCATTTGTTGAGAAGTAAGTCATATGCTGTTGTAAAGCACCACCACTCACGGTTACTACATATCCATTAGAATAAGAAAAATTGTTTGAATTATTACTAACAGAAGACCATTGATTGTTTGCCTCATTGTAAACGTATGGGGCATTGTGATCGTTATTTACCATTGTATAGCCGCCGTTTACATTGTTTCCAACAGGAAGGTATCCAAAACCCCAACTATTTCCCCCAGAAGCTTGCACAACAAGATATTGTCCAGCAGCGTTTTGGTTATGGCTAACATTAACACCATACCCTGTATTATTGGTCACTATAAATTGGGCGGCGTTTGAGTTAAACGCGGGACTTCCGCTTGGCCCCGTTGGACCTGTTGGGCCTGTTGGGCCTGTTGGACCTTGTGACCCTGTTGGGCCTGTTGGGCCTGTGCCTCCTGTCGGGCCTGTGCTTCCAGTTTGACCTTTCTGCCCCTTTTGACCAGTTGGGCCTGTGCCACCTGTCGGGCCTTGCGAACCAGTTGGGCCTGTCGGCCCTGTTGAGCCTGTAGGCCCTGTGCTACCAGTTTGACCTTTCTGCCCCTTTTGACCAGTTGGGCCTGTGCTGCCTGTCGGCCCCGTAGGGCCGTTTGGACCCGTGGGGCCTGTCGGTCCAGTTGGACCTGTACCACCAGTATTACCTACTTCACCCTTCTGGCCTTTCTGACCAGTTGGTCCTGTGGGGCCTGTGGGGCCTGTACCACCTGTATTACCGACCTCGCCCTTTTGACCTTTTTGCCCTGTTGGGCCAGTAGGCCCTGTGCCGCCTGTTGGGCCAGTTGCACCTGTTGAACCCACTTCACCCTTTTGACCTTTTTGGCCTTGTGGACCAGTCGGGCCTGTAGGGCCAGCACCACCTTGTGGGCCAGTTGGACCTGTCGGGCCAGTAGGCCCTGTCGGGCCTTGTAGTGCTGCATTGGCAATAGTCTGCTTTTCCCAAGTAGATGCACTCACATCATAAACAGGAATAAGATCAGAAGAACCCGCATCTGTGCCCGTAGCAAAACTTGTGAGAGAAGACCCCACATTCGCGCTATCTGTTACGTCAGCATTAGTTTCTATGGTATCTAACTTTGTACCATCCGTTGCGATATCGCGCCCATCCACGGTGCCCGTTACAGCCAAGTTACCCGTAACCGTAGCACCAGAAGATGTAGCAGCAACTTTGGTGGACCCTGCGTTCTGCAAGATATTTAAGTCACTGGCTACCGCACTAATAAAGACAACAGCATTCCCCGCGAGGCTGATGGCGTTACCTGAGTTTGAACTCTCTTGCACGTTTCTTGTAAGAGTTGTGCCAGAAGTGCTGTATGTACCAGTACCTATTTCAAAGTTATTTACTTCTTCAATAACATATTGCACCACATCGCCGTTGTTCACACCAGCGGCTGCAAAGCTCTGAAAACCAGTAGATGCACTGCCAAGAGTAATGGTCCCAGTACCCGTGGTGCTGGTTGTCATCTTGGCTCTGTTAAAGAGCTTTGCCATGATACTGCCTTACGCTAGTTGAATAACACCGTTAGTTGGGCTGAAGTCTAAGGTGAATGTATCACCGTTGTTCAACGTCAATGAGGTGCCATAATCATAATACCCAATAATTGGATCTGCTGGAGAAGTAACCGTGTCATCGAAAATATAAATGTAACGGAATGGGCCAACAGTACCAGAGGCAGTTAATGTTAAATCTGCTACCACAAGCTTGTATGTCCCGCCAGTTTGGGATGATGAGCTTGTAGTCAGGTTGCGAGAAGAGCAGTTGCTGTAACTAATCTGCGTTAGATTGCCCACGATACCATTACCGTCTGATGTTGGGTTGCTTGATTCACTTCCCGGCGCAGTATTTGTTAAGGCCACTGCAAGCTGATCGCTTGCAAGATCCATGTTGTGGACTGCGTTTACCACAAAATCGTTTACTTTGTTAAAGCTCGCCATTTAGATAACTCCTATCATGCTATGCGAATTATAGCAGATGTGGCATCCGCTACGGGGAATTGTATTTCAAAGGTACTATCACTAGCAACCCTATCGCTTCCAAAGTCTAACACAGCAACAGCTTTATTGGAAGCACTTGCGTTATAGATCAGCGCCCCCCTTGCTGTAAAGCTTGCGTCAGTCCATGAAATATTGTCAAAGTCCACAATAGCAGTTGTGCCAGAGGTCTTTGGAAATGTAGATGTCACTGTCAACGGCTTGCCCCCCGCAGTGTATGCCGTTCCAGATGTATTGGTTATTTCGTTTGTCGTACTATACACAGTTGTATCCGCACCCAAAGAAGCCGCGCTAGAATACAAAGCTATCCTGAACGTATGTGCATCAAAGTCATGCTCTGCCTGTAAAAGCTGAAGCTTAAAAGACGTACATGTTGTTTGAATTATTGCCATACCTTATCTCCTACGCGGCAGGTCGCCTGTATGTATCAGTTCTCAACTTGGCACCCAAAGAAGCCATATTGATAAGGGCTGATGAATATCTTTCATTATACAACTGAACCATATCGCCTTCGCCCTTCATAAACGTATACGCTTCTATAAGAGATCCGTAAAGCAATGTCGCCTCCGCATTGTCGCCAAGCCAAGATGTGCCAGAGGTAACAATAGAAGGCGGGTCATAATAATAATGCAACTCCAAGTCGTACGCTGCATCAGGTGTAGGGCCAAGCAAGAAGTTGCCATTACCTGTAGCGGTATCCCCATCAAATATTGCGTAATACTGTGGCAACCCCTGCACCGTGGTATCGGGGTAGGCTTCCCGCACAAAGTTTACCTCTTTATCCAAAAGGTAAGTGTAGGTTGTGCCATTTATAATAGCCAAAGAGAACGTGGCTAGAAAGTCATCAGGCCTCGCAACATACTTATTGCCAGCGTTTACATTGCCTGTGACGTTTCTGCGTAGCTCTGGAATGGTGATATCCCTAAAGATCCGCTCTTCAGCCTGACGCACAAAGTTAGGAATATTGGTCACAAAGGTACTCTCTGTGTTCTCCGTATAGTCCTTGATCGCTTGCGTCAGTTCTGAATAGTTCATTTGAACTTTCCCTTATGATATTCTAAACTTGCCGCCTTGAGTGGCAGCACCCATGCCACGGCAGCTACCACCATCGCGCATTTTCTTAACCTTGCCGCCATAGGCCATTTTGCCTTTTCCATCAGCAGCGTAGAAAGGGACGCTATCGCCGCTTTCGTTCTTCACCATCTTTAAGCTGCCGCCATCGCGCATGGCAATAGGCTTGTTACGCATCATGTAACCACCGCCCATTTTGTACTGGACTTCTTGATCTGTATCTTTAGCCGCCTTCTTAGCTGCCTTCATGCCCGCTTTAGTATACGGGAACTTTTTATTTCCGACCTTTGGCATACCAAACTCCTAAGTTATGCTAATATTAACAGTTCCAGCCTCTGCTGTCATGTACTGCGCGTCATTCCACACAGGATTAAAACCAAACAAGCCACGACTCTCTTGTAAGGATGTGTCTGGTCTTGGATTTCGTAGGGATTGTGGGTCAAATATCTTCAACCTACCTAAAAAATTCTGTGGCTGATCTGGGTCTACCACATCACGGCCTACAAGAAACCCCGTCCTAACACCGTTGTTAAACTCAGGAACAAGGTCAGACAGAGGGTATCTAAACCCTGTCTTGTCACAGTAGCCAAAAGCATATTTGCCTCTTGCGTAACTCATCCTGCACCCATCATAAACGTGTTAAATGGAACAAACCTAATTGACGCTGTTTCTTCGTCCTCGCCAGCAGCAAGCTGGAACTGGAACTCATACTCTTGTTTTAAGCTAGCTGCCATCTGGGGATTCTTCTTCATGGCAAGATAATAAGCCATGCCAGCCACCAAGCAAGGAACGAACCGTGGAGGCACAGATGTTACTGTGGAACCCACACCAGATGAGAGGCCATCAATACCTTTTAGCCTAAAATAAGATATCGTGTATGTTGTTGTGCTGTCAGGCACAGGCCACAGAGTTACTTTTGTTTCTGTTGGGAGCCTTTGGACGTAGATTTGGGTCGGCCTACCTTGCGTGTTTTTGTTTGTTTGCTGCGCGTAGGTTGCGACACTGACTCTTTCGAGCGCCGTATCGACTTGGCTGGTGCCTGTTCCGGTGCGGATTTGGTGTTCGATAATATCAATTGTATCCGCAGGGAGGGTATACGTTGCCGTACCCGCTGTAACAGCGAGCGTACCCGCCTCAATAGTGAAGAGATTAAGACCACGGTTCTGCCACTCCAATGTTAAAAGGTTTAGACTTCTTCGTGCGGTTTTAAGATCGTATCCAGTACGCATTTCAAGGCCAGCCCGTTCATAGGCTTCCTCAAATATTTCTGGCATGTCTGGGGTTACTACAGCCATTATGTCACTACGCTCCTAAACCGTTTGGTTTTTTCTGCAATTTTCTTGGGCTGCTTGGCAACCTGCTTACCCTTCTTGGTGGCCTCGCGCTTCTTCTTAGTAGTAGCGGCGTACTCCGCAGACGTCAAAGATTTGATAGCCTTCTCAGGAAGATATCGCTCGCCCGTAGCCTTGCTCCCTTGCGTCGATGGCTTGCCAGACTTTGTTCGCCACTTCTGCTTTGTCCAAGACTTCAAGCTTTTCTGTGACTTCTTGAGCGCCATTAGTCTCTATAGCCCCCACCCGCTTTTTTATAGGCCTTCGCGAGCATTTGGGCTTTTCTTGCCGACCATTGCCCCGGCTTACCGCCCTTACCACCAGCTTTGATACGGTTAAATATACGCTTTCTTTTCTCTGGTTGGGTGTAGTTGCCAGCTTCGTTTACACGACTTTTAGATTTTTTCTTTGTTTTGCCGCCCTTACCCATGCGGATAAGCTCAAGATCTTTGGCATCATCGCCTGTAGAAACTCTGTTCCCTACAAGTTGACTGCCCATCTGAGAACGAGAGATAGCCATTTAGCACTTCCACCTTTTTCTAGCTTGGCGCAGCCTACTATTAGGATCTTTTGCTGCTTTAGGGAACTTCTTCATTTGCCCAGCAGAACGCGCACAGAATGATTTACGCCTTTTTGCATCCTTGCTACCCTTTTTAACCTTGCCTGTAACAGCAGTTTGTAACTTAGATCCGGGGTTATCTCTGCGGTACTTGGCAACACCTTTCTTTGTCATACCCGCCCCAGACTTTGTGGGGCGTTTATGTCCACCTTTTATGCTGTGGCCCTTCATAGAGCCTTTCTTTTTCTCAGCCATGACCTACTCATAAAATACTGTAACGCTTACGTTTGATGGTAGGGAAGCGTACACTCCATTCTTAACCAGAATGCCATCGCCCGGTATGATTATATCAACTGTACTTACAGCTTTTTCATCAACCTCAAGCAAAACTGTGCCTGATGCCGCAGAAGCATTATCATAAAATATAACATCACCTGAACCTCCAGATGACGTATTCACAACCACACCTCTCAGTCTGGCCCTTCGATCTACAAGGACCGCTGAAGTATGCGAGTGTTTAGATAATACGTCATTACCAGCCATATCCTACTCCAGTAATAGAGTTACCACCGATCCCGTGCCAGACAACGCAGATACATATGCACCGTTGTCTGCAAGGATTCCATCATTTGGAAGGAACACATCATTCCA